ATCACCAAGGGCGACTATTATCATCAAAAGGCATACGGCGCACCAGCAGAAAACATGCGTGGTGGCTTGATGCGCGTTGCCATTAACATTGACGGCGCAGATCGCCCGGCACAGACTATTCAAGAGTTTCCAATTTCTGACATAAGGTTCTAGCATGAGCCGGATTATTCAGATCCAGAATGACTTTACCAGCGGCGAGTTAGACCCAAAGCTTCGCGCCCGGACTGATATTGACCAGTATCAGTCTGGCCTGACCACAGCGCGTAACGTCAGCATTCAGCCACAAGGCGGGGCAAAACGCCGGGACGGCACCAAGTTTGTTGCCGAACTAGACAGCGGCGCTGGTACGGCTGTGCGTATGGTGCCGTTTGAGTTTAGTGTCTCAGACAGTTACATGCTGGTATTTACGCCCGGCAAAATGTATGTCTTTAAAGACGGCACACAAATTACAGCAATCAATGGCGGCGCTGATGACTTTTTAACTGTTGCGTCACTGACCAGCGCCATCATCCCGCAAATGAACTGGATACAGTCTGCCGACACAGTTATTGTTGTGCATGAAGATCTACCGCCGCTGAAAATTGTGCGTGGTGCCACTGATGCAGACTGGACGGCAAGCACAATTGATTTTGACCACGTCCCGCTGTATGCGTTTGACTTTGATGTCCACAGCCCACAGTTTACGATTACGCCATCCGCGACTGTTGGTAACATCACCATCACGGCTAGCGCTGTGACGACAGACACTGGCACGGCGCAGGCTGGATCTAGCAACACAATTACATTGAAAGCGGCCAGCAGTTTTACGTTGGACGATGAGCCTAACGGCATGTTCATTGAAATCACCGCTGGCACCGGGTCAGGCCAAAAGCGCCACGTTGAAGATTATGTTGCGGCAACTAAGGTTCTTACAGTGTACCCGGCGTGGGACACAGCACCAGACAATACATCACAGTATAAGGTTGAGGCATTTAGTGACGCGGCTGTTGGTGAGTACGCTGTTGCTGACAATGGTTTTGGTAGGGCGCGATATGTTGAGTTTGTTAGTGCCACTGTAATGAAAGCCTATGTTGAAATACCGTTTTTCGACACAAGCGGCATCACCAAGGGCAACTGGAACAGCGAACACGGCTATGAAGAGGTTTGGTCAGCGACACGCGGCTGGCCGCGTAGCGTTACATTTCACGAAGGGCGTTTGTATTTTGGCGGCAGTAAGGGCAGGCCATCAACGCTGTGGGGTAGCCGGGTATCAGACTTTTTTAACTTTGATCCGGGTGAGGCGCTTGACGATGCCGGGGTTGAGGCCACGTTGGACACTGGCACATTTAACGCCATTGTTGATATTTACTCAGGGCGTCACTTGCAGGTATTCACCACTGGCGCTGAGTTCTATGTCCCGCAAGCGCTGGATGAGCCGATTACGCCAAGCAACATGATTGTGAAGCAACAGACGGCCTTTGGCATGAAGCCCGGCATCAGGCTACAAAACGTGGATGGTTCAACGCTGTTCATTCAGCGTCAGGGCAAGTCACTGCAAGAGTTTATTTACAGCGACACGGTGCAAGCTTACACGTCAGCCAAGATATCTTTGCTGTCATCGCATCTGCTGAAAACGCCCGGTGAAATGGCGGTGCGTGTTTCGACTGGTACAGATGAGGGTGACCGCCTGCTAATCGTAAATGACGATGACGGCAGTATCGCCTGCTATACATTGCTTAGAAGCCAAAATGTGATTGCGCCATCTGAGTGGACGACAGACGGCAGTTTCTTAAATATTGGTGTTGACGTTGACGACATTTACACTGTGGTCAAGCGCACGGTTCAGCCATACGCAACAGCCACAATCACAGTGACTGACGCGACTAACATCGCCAATGGCGAGACTGTCGTGCTGACAGACAACGCCGGGACATCAACAACATTCACGGCGGTGACTGGCACCCCGGCCACAGATCTTGAATTTCAAGTTGGCGGCGCACTAACAAATGATCAAGTAGCCGACAACTTAGCCACAGCCATCAATTCTGTTGCTGGTTATAACGTGCCAAACCCGGCGGCTAATGTTGTTGCCATCACTCGCACAGTGTCGGGCGGTAGTAACCTGACAATTACATCTAGCGATGCCGTCAGGTTGACAGACGTTGATTTTACTATTGGTGCCACAGACAGATATTATGTTGAGTTATTTGACGCTGATGTATTGATTGATTGCGCCAAGACAGGCGGCGCGGCGGCGTCTGTTACTATGGCGCACCTTGAGGGTGAGACAGTCAAGATCATCCGCGATGGCATCATTGAGCCTGACCAGACTGTTGGTATCAGCCCATTTACTATTACGTTTGGCACAGCCGCCACAACCAGCTATCAGGTTGGCTTGAATTTTACGCCAGAGATTAAGACCCTGCCAGTTGAGCCGCGCCTGTCAAGCGGATCACTGAAAGGATTTAAAAAGCGCATCTTTGAGGTAAATGCTGAATTGTTTGAGACACAATCGCTGACGATTGACGGCAAGCTTGTGCCATTTAGACAGTTTGGCACGGGTGTGCTTGGTGGCGCGGTGCCTGAGTACACTGGTATCAAAACGCTACATTCTATGTTAGGTTATACATACGATGGTCAAATAACGATTGGTCAAGAGGTGCCATTGAAAATGACACTGCTTGGCATTGATTATAAAGTGAGTGCGGGACAATGAGTGGCACTGGTGCATTATTAGCGATTGGTGGTCTGCAAGCGTTTGCATCAATGCAAGCCGCTAGAGCGCAAGCAAAAGGATTGGCGGCGCAGTCAACTATGGCGCGTCTGCAAGCAAAGCAAGAGCAATTGAAATACAAACAACAAGGCGTTGCTGTATTAGACAACATCATTCGCACCAAGGCCGCAATCAATGCGCGTCAAGCCGCTGGCGGTGTTAATCCATTCAGCGGCTCTGGTTTGAGCCTGATGAATTTTGCACAAGCCACTGGCACCCGTGAATATATAATGTCAGAAAATAATGCGCTGATTGCGTTGCGTAGCGGCGAAATGCAGGCAGGCCAGTACATGACACAGGCGACAGCCACAATGAGGGCTGGCATGTTGCAGGGTATTGGTGCCATTGGTCAGGCTTATGCGACAACACAACTAATAGGGGCGGCACCACTTGAGCCGACTATTTCATAATGGCTGAAGCACCACGATACAGGCCGCTAGGCGTCTCACCATCATCAATGCCAGCAATTGACTATGTGTCGGCTGGACGGGCGCAGGCTGGCGTCTATGACCAGTTAAACCGTGGTCTAGACAGTATGTTTAGATTTGCTACAGAAAAAGCAACGGCGCAGGCCAAGATTGATGCGGCTCAATTTGCGTTTGAAAACCCTATTACAGCAGAGCAGTTGCAAATTGCTGTGGCAGAGGGCCGTGACATATCTGAGATTGTCGGTGACCAAACAACAGTATTTGGCGGCGTCACGGCGGCTAGCTATGCAACACAGTTGTCAACTGAGTTAAATAAAGAACTAACAAAAAAGATTAGCGCGTATGATGCACAGATCGCCGCTGGTTTGTTTGTTGATCCTGACGCAATGCAAACAGATCTGACTGCAATGATTGCCGGACACGGTGATCTTGTTGCCCAGATAGATCCATCAGTCGGACTTAAATACAACGCATCCGCAAACGCATCAGCGTCTGTTGTTTATAAAGCGGCACTTGAACACAAATTAAAAATGGGTCAGGCCGTACTAAAAGACGGTGCCAATGCTATGGTGGATGCACTGCCCAACACCGTAAAGTCTATATTTGCAAGCCACAAGGGTGACTTTCTTACGACTATGGGGCTTGTTGCTAATGAATTGCAAAAGACAGATGACGCAATCATTGCGACTGGTGACTATGCATTCATTCAAGCTGGCCGTGAAAGTTTGCGTAATGTTGTTGAGCAACAGCAAATAAATGTGCTGGCAGACATTGCTATGAAAAGTGATGAGGCAATGTCTGCGGCTCTTACAATGGGCAATTTTGGTTCAGATCACACAGATCTGTTCTTGAACTTAGATGATGATGGCAAGGCCAAAGTAAGGGAAGCAATACGAACCCGCCGTGACGCAAAGATAAATGACGACAAAGTCACAAGAACTTTGAAATCTGAGCAAGCAAAGAAAGACGCGCATTTATTTATGGTGGCTATGCAGAACAGCGAATATCAAGGCAATGAGTACAATGCGGCTGTCGATGAATTACAAAGAATTTCTATGGCCTACCCAGATGCTGTCACGCCATCAATGATCACATCATTAGACAGCGCGTTAGATCCAACAAAAACAGAGGTGCCAAACTACGTTGGCGAATTTGAGTTACGAAGCAGAATATTGTCTGGTGAATTGCAAACGTCAGAAGATGTTAAAAATGCCGCAACCGAACTTAATGTCAGCGCAAAACAAATGATTCAAGTCTTGCCGCTTTTGAGAACAGAAGAAAAAGAGGATGAAAGCAAGGTTGAAAAATCGGCTAGATCTTATTCTAAGATTGTGCCGGGGTCTGATCCAACTAGGGATCAGTCAGCGGCTTACTATAATTTTGTTCGCCAAGTCGATCAGCGGCATGAAGCGGCTGTTGCTGAGTGGGAAGCTGGCGGTGAAAAAGGGCCACGCCCATTGCGCTCTAGCGTGTCTAAGGGGCTTGAATTAGAATTGCGTCAGAGCGTTGAGCAAACAAACCTTGATAAAGAGGTTGCCTTCTTAACCCAAAGATTTGGGCCTGACGGCACAACACCTTTAAACATAACGATTACAGAATATACAACAGAAGCCGAAATAAGGCAGGCACTGATTGACGCCGGGTATGAGGGCAACAAACTAGATGATTTAATGCGTCCTGTTGCTGGTATGATTTACAAAATTAAAGAGGCTAGAAATAAGAGGGATGCGCTAAATGACTGATGAATTTGCACAAGCGCATGATGATTATCACGCATCAAAAGTTATAGTGCAGACGCCGCCACAGCCTGCAATGGCTATGCCGTCTGAAACAGAAACGCCAGCGCCGACAGCGCCAGAGGCAACAGAAAAGCAATTACTGCTTGACCCAAAGTTTGCGGCGGCGGCGCGTGAAGTTTACATGCTGTTTGAGGGCAAGCCGTTTGATGGCGATGACAAGATGGCGGCGCGTTACGGCATAGACGCTATCGGTGAGTTTAATTATAACTTTGCTGGTGGCACATACATGCCAAATGCAACGGGTGCGCCCGGTACTATACAAGCCGCCGCACTACTGACAAGCGGCACACAAGATCAAGCCAAGGCATTTGTTTATTTGATGGATCGTTACGATCAATTGCCAAACTTTACATTAAATGGCACGGTTAGAATGTTGCGTGGTTTGATAGCTGACCCAAGCGTTTATACGGGCTTTGGCACATTAGGCGCTGGGTTTGTTGCGCGTAAGACCGGGGCCGTTGGCATCAAAAAACTGCTAGCTGAAATAGCAAAGCGCCCCGGCACGTCAGCCGCTGTTTACACTGGCATTGAGGCTGGCGCGGCTGATCAGTTAACACAAGGCATTGAGAAGCAGGCTGGTTATGAGATTGACCCAGTAACAGGCGCAATCCGCACAGGCGTCAGCGCCGTTGTGGGTGGGCTGGCTGGTGGCGGCACAATTAAGGCTGGTGAGGCAATTGCGCGTGAATTAGCGCCTGCTGTTCAAAGGGGCTTGACCCAACTTGGTGAAGACGCTGAAGCGCGTATGGCTGAACGTGGGCCGATGACAGACAGGTTGATGTCCGGCGGTGATCCTATGGATGTGATTGATCCGCTATTGGCTGGGCTTGGCCGGATAGCCAGATCTGAACAGCCAACAACAGGTTTGTCACAAGCATCAGACGAACCCGGCATTGGTGGTTTGGCACCAGAATACCGGGTAACCGTTGATGCGTTTGAGCCAGAGGGTACTGGCAAGCAGTCTATGGTGCCGATTAAGTTGACGCCAGCAAACGCGGAAAAAGTAAAGCCAGCAATGGCTCAAATTGAGCAAGAGTTTCCTGACCCGCTAGCATCACCGCAAGCATACGCGACTATGGTTGCCAAAATGCAAAACAAAAAAGAAGTGTCGATGCCGCCATCGTGGATGATCGAACACGCAAACAACCCGGAAAAGTGGGCTGATTGGTTTGGGCAAATTACGCCAGATCAGGTTAAGGCGGCTGATGAGGGGCTGGCAGTACAGCAAAAATTTAGAGATGCATATGATGCTGGTGCCGGGCCTGAGTTGACTGGTCAATTGATGCTGTGGACTATCCTGTCAAGAATGCTGTCAGCATTTCCACATGAAAGCGGATATCTTGAATTGGCAGATGCCGCGCAACCGTTTATTCAGAAAGCGGCGCGTGGTGAATGGTCTGATGCAGACACAACCGCTTGGCGCGAAATGGCAATGACTATCCAGCCAGAAGATGCGGCGGGGCGCGGCGCTACATCTAATGCCAATGCTTTTGGCGAAACATTTTTAAGAAAGATGTCTGCTGTTGATGAAAACGGCGTGTCAGCATTAACCCGTCTGCACAACTTAATTGCAGATCCAAACAAGAGCAGTAAAGAAATCCGGCGTGAATATTATTCACTAGCCGAAGGTACAGGTATTGGTAACAAGATCCTGTCATTTGCTTTGTTGGTATCTGGGCGTAATGATGTTGTGGTTCTTGACCGCATCCAAATCAATCAGATGTGGGGCGGCGGTGATAAAATATATGATGACATTATGAAGCAGTTTGAGGGCGCACAAGGGCTTGTTCAGTATGAGGCGCTTGAACGGTCATTGATGAACCGTGTGCCTGATCTTTATCAGCGCATTGGGCGCGGCGATGTTGGCTCTGTTGGCAGATACCACTGGGAAAGCTGGGTTAGATCGTCAGGTCAGATTGTGGCGCACCCAACGCTAGAAGCCGTTGTCGGTATGGGATCTAAGCGTCCCGGCGCAAACATCAGCCCAACAGAATTGATGCCCGTGACTGAAGGCAGGTTCCACACTAAATATTCTGGCGTGTCATATGAAAAGCTACCGGGCGGTGGCAGACGCTATCTTTACAGCACAAGTGATGGGCAACCGTATCAGTTCACAAAAAAGCAATTAGATGATATGTTCAAGCAGGCGTTTAGTAAAAAGTCTGGCGTTCTTCCAGCAGACTTTCCGGGCGTCAAAGCATTTGAGGGTGGAAACATACCTTGGTATGAATTTGAAGGAGTAAATCGTGGAAAACTTGACCAACTCATCAGAGCAAAAGGCAAGCCAGCAGAACAATACTAATGTAATGTCGCTGATTGCTGAATTATACGCAAAGCGCGAAGTGATGCCTATGCAGGCAGAGCCTGAAGAAACACAGCCAGAGGAATAAACTATGGCGATACGCGGCCCAAGAGATCTTGAAGCAGATCTGGACAAGATCGAACAAAACGTGCAAGAGCCGCAGGCTGACTTGTCGCAAGAGGGTATCCAACAGGCTGGCGGTGTCGCGTCTTTGTTTGGCCGCTCTGCCGGGCGCGGTGTGGCTAAAGAAATTATAGAGCCGCTTACAAAGCGCGGCGCTCGCATATCCCCGGAAAGCAAAGTGGTTGAGCCTGCCCAAGAGGTTGCGCCAGAACCACCAATTGCACAAGATCTGCCAGAAGATGTTGTGCCTGTTCAGCCAGAACAGCCGCCAATTAAGAAGCCAGCGCCAGCAACAGAAGAACGTGTTGAGCAGGTTATGGGTGCGCGTGAAGAGGCTATGGGTGGGCCGCGCCAAGTTCCATCACCAAGCGCAAAGCAATTGGGTGAAGGTATTGAGGCTGGCCCGGTCAATACGCGCTTTTACGACAGCGACAGTCTGGCCGCTACAGCGCAAGCAATCGCCGAAACATCGGAACCAGACTTTGCATCACAAACAGTTCAGAGCCTGTTTGACCGCGCTATTTTATCTGGCGTCCCCAAAAAAGTTGCAGACGCAATGTTTCGCGGCATTCCTATGGAAAGCAAAGTTGGCGGCAATAAACTAGCCACACAACTTGCCGGGTTGCAGGCGCTACATGATGTCAGCGCACAAAAGCTAGATGACATGATGGCCCAAGCCGCATCAGGCATGTTGACAGACCTTGGCAAGTTTGAATTGCGTGAGGCACTAGCACAGCATCAGCTTATATTTGATCAATTGAAGGGTGCCAAGCGCGATGTCGCTAGAGCGATGAATGTCTTTAAGGGTGCGCGTGAGCGCAACCTGCCATCGCTCGACATACGCGCCGTATTGGATGGTGTTGGTGGTGATGACCAGTTGCGCGTCTTGGCTGACGCATACCTACAGCAACAAAACCGTGCGGCTAAAAACAAGATACTGGAAACCGGGCTTATGCGTAAGGGATATGACAGTATCATATATATGGCGCAGGCCACGTTCCTATCAAACTGGGAAACGCATATGTTTAATGCGGCGGCTGGTATTGGTCAGTTGATTGCTGATATTCCAGAAAGGGCTGGTGCCATACCTGTTGGCATTCTGCGCCAACGTGTGGCAAAAGTTTTGGGCTTGGAATATAACCCTGATAGATTTTACAAAGAAGATATATACGCAAGGGTGGCGGCTTTTTACAATGGCACACTAGACGGCTTTGCTCTTATGAGCAGAAACGTCAAGTCGGGTGGCGCTAAAGACGCGCCGACTATGCCTATGGCCCCATCTAATCTTGAAAACACGCCGCTTTATTTGTTTGGTAAAGAGGTGTGGCGCACACCTGAGTATAGGGGCCAGCCACTGTATCGCGGCTTAAATGCAATGGGCAATGGTTATTCTGTTTTTATGAGAGGGCTGGCCGCAGGTGATGGTTTGTTTGGCGGCATAGCACAGCGTATGGAATTGCATGAGCAGGCTTGGCGGTACGGCGCTACTATTTACGACAAAAAGATAGCGGATGGTGCCAGCGCCGAAGAGGCACTGAGTGCGACACAGGAAGCAATCAACACGTTTTTGGTTGAGCGCCCGGCTGATATTGAAGCCAGTATGGAAGGTTTCAGAAAACAAATTACGCTAATGTCAGATCTTGATCGGCAGTCGCAATTGGGGCGCACTTACTGGGCCGCTCAAAGGCTTATGAACTTTCCATTGATTAAGCCGATCATGCTGTTCAATAAATCTGTCACAAATCTTGCTATTGAGGGCGCGGCGCGTTTACCTATTTTAAACTTTATATCTCCGCGTTTTTACAGCGAATGGCAAAAGGGTGGCAGACACAAGGATCTGGCTATTAGCCGGATTGCGCTTGGCGGCATGATGGGGCTTGGATCATTCAAGCTAGCATTTGATGGCCGCGTCACGGGCTTTGGGCCTACAGGCACTGAGGACAGAAACAATCTTAAACGCGCCGGGTGGCAAGAGTTTAGTCTGAGATTTAACAACGATGAAATATCAGATGAAATACTTGAGCGCTTGAATGTTATTTTGGGCGCTGGATCAGCGACAAGAGGAACAGGCACGTTTGAGGGCAGTACATTTGTATCGTTCAAAAGATTAGAGCCAGTGACAATCCCATTCATTATGGGCGCGGCACTGGCCGATGCTATGAAGTATCGCGCTTACAATCCTGACGACACTGACTATCAAATAATGATGGACGCTATGATGGCGTCACTGGCCGAATACTCAACCAACATGCCAGCTATGCAATCTGTTAATGAGTTTATGCGTATATTCAATCAGCGCCAAACAGATGGCGGCGACAAGTTTGCGGCAATGGTTGAGGCGTATTTTAAACAAGTTGCTAATGTTGGTATCGCTGGCACACCCGTGGTTGGTTTTGCCAATAGCGCTTTGTTTGGCAAGATAGAGCGAATGCTTGACCCGGCACTAAGCAACACTGCTGTTAATCAGGCGCAGGTTGAATGGGCGGATGCGTATGGGGTTGACGCGACAACGCCCGGCATCAGGGTATTCTTTGAGGCGTACAACAAAACGATGTCGCGTGTGCCAAACGCATCAAACAAACTGCCACCAAAGCTAGATGAGCGTGGGCGTCCGATTGTATATGACAAGGATTATTCTTGGCTTCCAATGTCAACAACTAAGGGCAAGCCGGATGAGGTTGCCGAATTGCTAGCCTCAATAAACCACGGCATTGGCTATCCAAAGTTTGATATCTCTGGTGTTCGCCTGACAGCCGAACAGCAAAATATGTATCTGAAAATGCAACAGGACAGACACGATGGCATGACAATGGATGATGCCATCATCAGAACTATCAATGAGCGTTTGAATGATGCAGAGCGTATGGGCATCAAGCCGCCGTTGGGGTCACTGCAAAATGATGTTGATCAGGTTGTTGCTGAGTACCGGGCAAGGGCGCGTGACAAGATGTTTGGCGAGATGGTCAAAGACAGTGACACTGGCATTGTTCATTATACTGGCAGAACAAAAGATGGTGCGCCTGTCTTATATCCTGAGACAGCGGCTGAAATGGCAATGAACCAAGAAAACATCAACCTATACGGCAGATAGTAAATAGTGTATTATTCACAGCAGAATGTGAGGCATTAAATGGCAGACTACAGTATCAATGCAGTGACGCGCCGTGTCGTGTTTACCGGATCAGCGGGTGTTGGGCCGTATGCCTTTTCGTTTGAAATTTTAGATGAAAACGATGTGGCTGTTTATTTTAACTCCACAACGCTGACGCTGACAACAGACTACACTGTTACAATAAACGCCAACGGCACTGGCTCAGTCACGATTGTGACTGGCACCAACGTGCCGTCAACGCCAACCGCGTCAGATCAGATAGTTATTGTTGGGGCGCGTGACATTGAGCGCGTCACCGACTTTGTAACTGCCGGGGACTTGCTGGCATCCAGCCTCAACGAACAGCTAGACGCGCTGACAATCTTTGACCAGCAGATCGCCGAAGAAAACAAGCGCGGCATGAGAGCGCCAGTGTATGACCCGGCGCTGGTTGAGGATGGCGGCGTTGTTGATATGACACTGCCAGCCAAGGCTGACCGGGCGCTAAAGTTTTTGGCGTTTGACAGTAATGGCAACCCAATTGCCACAACTGCGACTGGTGATTTTCGCGGCACTTGGGCGGCAGGCGTTGACTATGTGGCTGGTGACTTGGTCATTGACCCGGATGATAACAACGTATACCGCGTCAATACAGTTCATACATCTGCTGGCGTTGCGCCTTTAAGCACAAACATAAACAGCGCAAACTATGATTTGTTTGTAAATATTTCAGCGGCTCAGACGGCGCTGATTGAAAGTGTGGCGGCTGACACCGCTACAGCATTGGCAATAGCGTTAGGATAAGAAAATGGCTAACACCTTTAAACTAAAAACTAATGGGTCTATGCCAGCCGCCGCTGGTACGCCCGATGCTTTGTATACGGTTCCGGCGTCAACAACGTCAGTTATCATTGGTTTAACGCTGGCAAACAACGACACAGCCAGCATCACGGTTGACGTTAAGATTGTGTCAACAACTGTCGATACCGAAACAAATGAGACTGTGTTTGTTATCAAAGGCGCACCCATCGTTGGTGGCGGTTCGTTGGAATTGATGGCGGGTAACAAATACATCTTACAAACTGGCGACATTTTGCAGATCGACAGTGATACATCTGCAAAGGTTGACGCAACATTGAGCATTATGGAGATCACCTGATGCCTTATGTAGGTAACGCACCATCAGCCAGCTTTCAGTCTGTTGCCTATCAGGATTTAACAGGCGGCACTGGCACTAGCTTTACACTTAGCCACGCTGTTTCATCAGCGCAAGAGATTGAAGTGTTTGTAAACAACGTGCGTCAGGAACCAACTGTGGCCTATACCGTTGCTGGTACTGCACTAACTATGACTGGCACGATTGCGGCTACAGATGATTTCTATGTTGTATTCCAAGGCAAGGCCGTTGGTAGTGTTAGCCATCCAACGACATCGCCACTGGCGGCAACGACTGGTACGTTTAGTGGCGCGGTTACAGCCACATCATTTAGCGGTGATGGTTCTGCGCTGACTGGTGTATCTGCTGGTAAGGTGTTGCAAGTTGTTCATTCGTTTTATGACACTGAGGAAAGCCTAGTTTTATCTGCCGATACTGCCGTAGCAACTGGATTAACTGCTACTATTATACCGACAGATGCTACCAGCAAAATACTTGTGACCTATAGTCTCTGCACCTCATCCAACAACTCAGGTGCGGCATATGGTTCATATCATATGGTATATCACGACATAGGACAAACTGGAACTGACACGGCGTTTAGTTCACGTTTCTTTGGGGCAAGGTTTGGCGGTAATACCACTTATTCAATGTCTAATAATGGCGGTCAAATTTATCACGACCACAACACCACAAGCGCAATAGACTATACAGTTTATGTAGAGCATAAATATGCGGCGACAGTGTACATCAATAGGGGTGGTAGCAATGAAACCACAATCGATGGCGTAAGCAGTATTACCCTTATGGAAATAGAGCAATAGAAGGATAATAAAATGCAACACGAAGCAATTTACGCACTACATTCAAATGTAGTTACAATCAACGGTAGCGGTGCTGACGCTATTGCCAAGGATGCTGATGGCAACACTGTATCTTGGGATGCCTCTGCTGTAGCAACTAAGGAAGCTGAGTTGCTGGCGGCTTTTAATCTGGATCAATTACGCAAAGAGCGTAACCGTCTTATTGCAGAGACTGACTGGTGGGATATGTCTGATACGCCGACAATGACTGCGGCTCAGACTACATACCGTCAGGCACTGCGTGATATTACCGACAGCTATTCATCATTAGATGATGTGGTGTGGCCTACAAAGCCGGAGTAAGATATGGCACTTTCAAAACTAAGGTCTGAAAGCATAGACTTAACTGATGACTTTGCGTTTACTGGCAATGTAACAGGGGCTGGTGGCGGTAAGGTGTTGCAAGTTCAATACACTCAATACGATAGCACACATACTCAAGCCATCACTGCAAATACAGATACTGCAATTACTAATCTTTCAGTAAACATCACCCCCATAGCCGCCAACTCTATAATCAAATTAGAAGCGTTCTTATTTGCTGAATATGGTCAGGCAAACTGGACAACAAATAATGTTCTTTTCTTTCTTCGGGGTAGCACAAAGTTAGCAGGGCCAGTCGCTGGTAGTAGGCGTGTCGGTATAGGTTTTGCATCCACTGGGTATCATACCTCTGATGCCTCTACGTCTCCAGACAGCGGGCAGATTACTTGGTTTGATAACGACCATAATACGACTTCACAAATCACATATCACCTAGCAATGAGTTGCATTTATGCAAGTACCTTATATGTGAACCGTTGCGTAAGCGATACTGACCAAAATGAACGTGAAAGAGGCGTTTCGTTTATCAGTGCTACAGAGATTGCGGGGTAACACATGCCATATCTTGGAAACCAACCATCCAGCGGCGGATATCACAAGTTAGATAACCTGACTGCATCTGCGACTGACACCTATGCCCTGACCCTTGGCGGCTCTGCCTACTATCCGGCAACTGCCAATCAGCTACTGGTTTCACTTAATGGAGTGATACAGGCCCCACAAGATTCGTTCACCATAAGCGGCAGTAACATTGTATTTGCCAGCGCACTGTCAGCTAGTGACAGCATCGACTTTATCATGTCGTTTGGTGATGTGTACGGCGTTGGTACTCCTGCTGATGGCACGATTACTGACGCTAAGATACAGTCAATGGCGGCGTCTAAATTGACAGGCGCATTGCCAGCCATTGATGGGTCTGCTTTGACAGGCATATCGTCTGGTGCTGGTAGCGAATACTTTGAAGTTGACTTAACAACTGACCAAGCGAGTTTAACTGACTCATCAAATGTTGTAGTTGATTTTGGTGGTAGCGGGACTGTTGTTTATGACACAGCATCTAACTTTGACAGCGCAAATGACGCTTATCTACTAGATAGCAGTAATGGTGTTTATGTAATTAGCTATGCTTGTGTAGTTGCTTCAAATGCTCCAGCCACTGAGACTTTGATTTACGCACACGCTGGCATTGAGGTAGCGACTGATGGGTCTACTTATTCTGCTTACAAAGGTGGCGGCGCACAAGTTCGTAATAGTAGTACTAACGATTTAGGTAGTGTGGGTTTTACTGGTTCTTTTATTTACAAAGCAACAACTGCCACTACTAAAATAAGATTAAAAGCATTTGCAGATAATGCTGGAACTGCAACTTGGAGAATACCTTCAACAGCGGCAAACGCAGTTCAAGTTACAGGCACAAGTGATTTAGCAAATGCAAAAGTAACTTGGATGTCAGTGATGAGGATAGCATAATGGCACTTATACGATTAAACAATCAGTCCCTGACCAGCGTCACTGCGTTGCCATCTGGTGTTGGTGGTAATATACTGCAAATCAAACAACACGTTGAAGATGGTCAAACCAGCTTTACAAACCAAACAACAGCAAGGGCAAGCAGATTATTGCTTGCGGCAAACGCGGCAGATAGCACATCTCATGTAAGCGTGACAATCACGCCATCATCAGCTAGTAATAAAATTATACTGATGGGTCATGTTTTTTATGAGCCAACTACAGCGAACCACGAATATTTATGGGCTTTTCATAGAGATACTACATTACTAGGCGCACCAGTAAGCGGCAATAGAGGTCGAGGCATAGCGTCAACTGCAAATAATTATCAAGCCGCCGCTGATAATGATAGCACCCCAGAAAGCAGGTCATTCCAATTTGTTGACAGCCCTAGTTCTACAAGTGCGATTACTTATTGTATTTCTTACAACACTAGTGCAACAAGTGGAACCCTTTATTTGAATAGGACAGTAGGCAATCAAGATGCGGCTTCAACTGAAAATGGAGTTTCGTCCATCATTGCAATGGAAATAGCTGGCTAATGGACAACGATGCTCACACTGACCTTGCCCTAGCCGCTGGTGCTATTACCAGCCCAGTGTGGCTTCATGCCCTTAATGAGTGGGTGACGCTTGTAGCTGGTATTGGCGGTATCATTTTACTAATCATCCGCATCCGCAAGGGATTGCGGAAAGATGTTTAAGGCAATCGTATTAGCTTGTCTGATTTCTGATCCATCACAATGTGTCGAATTTTGGGATACGAGGGGGCCGACTTGGCCTGACCGGGAAAGTTGCAAGCGCCGCTGTATGGAAATGGCGCGATCTGTTGGTGAGATTGACAATGGCTTAGTCGCAACCGCTTGGCGTTGTGAGCCGCTGAGAGAAGGGCGATTGACACAATGGATCCCATCACCATAGGCGCGGCCATCAGCGGGGCTACAGCGGCATTCAATACAATCAAGCAAATGGTCAGCGCCGGGCGAGATCTGGAAAGCTGTATCAATGATGTCTCAAGGTGGATGAAAGCCGCCAGTGATATTGATCAGGCTGAGAAGCAGGCAAACAACCCATCCATATTTAAGAAACTACAAGGCGCTGACACTGTGCAAGCCGAAGCCCTGCAAGTTTACGCGGCCAAGAAAAAGCTTGAACAGCAACGCGCCGAACTCAAGCAGTATTTGCAGATGACCTACGGCCCACAAGCTTGGGCCGATCTGATCCAGCTAGAGGGACGCATCCGGCGTGAACGCCAAGAGATGATCTATAAACAACAAGAGGCACGTCAAAAACTTGTGGAAATTATCGGCGCGGTTATACTAGGCACAGCCACAGCGTTGGCTTTGTTAGCAATCTTATGGATGGCGACTAGGTGACAGCATGTGCAACTGGCCTTATGGGCGAAATGGTGGCGGCGGCTTCGGTGATCGACAACGGCTGGAGCGTGTCGCACTGCCCCCAAGACGGCTGTGATCTGCTGGCTTGGCAGGGCAATCAGTTCATCCGCATTGAGGTAAAGACGGCCAACCTATGCAAGGGTATAGGATACAAAAACCCAACCTACCATTTCAATTGTGGCAAGGGTGGATCAGGAAAACGATTATTGAACAGGAACGACTGCGATGCTCTTGCCCTTTGCAACCCCGATAAGCGACTGGTATTGTGGTTGTGCGTCAACCGCGTGTCGTTCAAGACGCGGCGTTTGTCGCCGGACGCATTCACGCGCCGGGCGGAAATGGATAGCTGGGACAAAATGGTTGCTGACGTTTTGGAGATGAGATCATGAATTGGAAAGACTACCCTAGTTTCAGTGAGGCAGAGATGCGCTGTAGCGAAACGGGCGATTGCAAAATGTCTGAAAATTTTATGCAGAAATTGCAGGCATTGCGCGATGAGTATGGCAAGCCTATGACAATCACCAGCGCGTACCGCTCACCCCAGCATAGTGTCGAGGCAAGCAAGGCCGCGCCGGGGGTGCATACCAGAGGCATTGCAGTTGACGTGGCCGTTGCCGGGACAGACTGCTATGACCTGATGAAGCTGGCATTTAAGCACGGCTTCACTGGCATTGGCGTGGCTCAGAAAGGGTCAGGCCGTTTCTTGCATTTGGATACTTTTAAAGGTGGCCCCCGGCCCAACGTGTGGAGTTACTAAAATGATACAAGCATTATTACCTATGCTTCAGCCTGCCATCAGCAAGGCTCTTGATATGATCCCTGACCCGGCGGCTAAAGAGAAAGCCCGGCAACAGATGGAAACTGAGATACAAAAAGCAGAGGGCAGTTTCAGAGAATTTGTTGTGGCGTATGAGGGCCGGGGCGATCAGGTGCATTGGTCAATACAGATCTTGCGCGGATCTGTTCGGCCTATACTGACATACGTTTTGGCCGGGGCATTCATCTATGGGTTCCTGTCGCGCAATGTTGACAGTGACGCAATGGAAATGCTGTGGCAGTTGAACCTGTTGTCGCTGGGTTTCTGGTATGGTGAACGCGCTCTGAAAAATCTTGGGCTGAATATGGATAAGAAAAAGGGCAACTAGCGTTGCCCCTTCACCTTTATTTTTATAGTCATATTCTTGGCTGTGGTTGGCCTGTTCGTCCGGCCAAGGCTGTCAAGCGGCGGCGTTGCCTTTGG